ATAACATATATGGTTATTTTAATAAAAAAGGTGAGCTTTGTAAAATATATCAACCATATAACAAGCTCAGAAAATTTATTAAAATTACTGATTATATACAAGGTGAAGATCAGTTAGAAAATAATAAATATCTGGTCATTGCTTCATCCCTTAAAGACATTATGAGTATAAAAAGCTTAGGACTTTCTGTTGATGCTGTTGCACCCCATAGTGAGAATACCTTAATTGACAAAACACTTATAAAAAAATATAAGAAAAAATACCAAGCTGTAGTTGCAGTTTTGGACAGTGACGATGCTGGTATAAAAGCAATGAAAGAGTACAATGAAAAGTACAATATAACTTTTTGTTACCTACCTTTAGAGAAAGATGTTAGTGATATTATGCTACATCATGGTAAAGACAAAACAATGTTTGAGTTAGTACCAAAATTAAATTCAGCAATTGAAAAGTACATTCAAAAAAATGATTAGATTTGTATATAATCTAAAAATTTATGAATACTTGGAGATGCGACTTCAATAAGAAGGCAAGAGAGATATCATCAATTGATGACATTGACAATCATGAAAACCTTATAGGATTTGTATATAAAATTACAAATCTAAAAAATGGTAAAATCTACATTGGTAAGAAGAATTTTTACCACTCAAGAAAAACTCGTATATCAAAAAAAGAAAAATCTGAAACAAAGACCAGAAAGACTTTTAAATACATGATAAAAGAATCTGATTGGTTAAAGTATTATGGTTCTTGTAAAGAACTTAAAGACGATTTAAAAAAAATTGGTGAAGAGTATTTCAAAAGAGAAATCTTAGAATTATGTTGTACTAAAAAATATCTTAGCTATTGCGAACTTAAGTATCAAATTCAATATGATGTTCTTAAGAAAAATAGCTACAATGGTAATATACTTGGAAGATATTACCCAAAAGATATAGAAAATTGTAAATAAATATGGGAGCAAGTAAATTTATAAGCCCTCCAAGTTTTTCTGAAAAACTGGAAAAAGAAGAAAAGTTTTTTGACAAAAATTTTTACATGTCATATTCAGGATTAAACAAGCTATTGTATAGTCCAAGCATGTTTTATACACATTATGTGTTAAAAGAAAGAGATGACTCATATGACCAACTGATGGTTGAAGGAAATCTAATTCACTGTTTGCTTTTAGATCCTAAAAGTTTTGATGATAAGTTTTTATTAACACCAAATGAGACACCAAGTGATGCTCAGAGAGATGTTCTTGACACTCTTTTTATGTTCTATGGAGTAGATGATTCAAAAGAAAGTCTTAATGATTTTCAAGAAACACTCTTAGAAATATTAAAAGATAAAAATCTTTATCAGTCAATGAAGGTTCCTACTCAACTTAGTAAAATGATTAATGACGTTACTGAAGAGTACTGGGAGTTTCAAAAAAAGTCTGAAGGAAAAATCATAATTGATCATGAAACATATGACTTTGCAAAATCTGTAGTAGAAAAGATTACAACAAATCCTGTTGTTATGGAAACTATGGGATTCTTTGGTGATGAAATGAATGGAATTACCTCTAAAAATGAGTTAGGACTTTCCATTGCACCAGAAGACACAAAGTATACATTTGGATTTACAGGATTTATAGATAATCTTGTTTTTGACAAACAGAATAAGATTATAAGAATAAATGATCTGAAAAAAACTGGTAAGATAATATCTAATTTTGCTGTTACGATTGAATACTTTAATTATTGGGCACAAGCCGTAATGTATAAAAAATTAGTAGAGCATTGCATAATGGACAATCCTGAGTATAAAGATTATACTACTGAGTTTAGATTTATTGTTGTAGATTCTCAAATGCAGATTGCACCAATTAAAGTTTCTGAAGAAACAATGAAAACTTGGACAGAAAGGTTTGATAAAACATTAGAAGAAGCAGATTACCATTTTAAACAAAAGAACTTTGAGTTACCGTATGAGTTTTTAATAAACAAAGAATTGGTTATATGATAAAGAGTATATATAAAGATTATTTCCAAAAATCATTTACATTTTTATATCCTTTACTTGGTTTTAAAAAAGTAAAACATCCTAGACCAACGCATACTTTTATGTATTGGCCAGAAAAGGATGTAAGCAAATTCTATTTGTATTGTGTATATAAAAAAGAAGACAATGAAAAATGGAAACTATTTGAAAAGAACAATTTGCTTCCACACAGATGTTTCGTAGAGTGTGAAATGCTTAAAGACAATTCTATTGCTTATGTATTTGATCTTACAGAATTTAAAGAAGACTATGAGTGTCTAACTAATGGTACTTATTCTAAATTTTCAAGAAAAGCAAAAGAGAAAATATCAGACTACTATGGAGTACATACTCCAGAGTGGGTTTACATTGAGTCATTTTTATTTCCATCTAAATATTACAGTATTTATGCTGAAATACTTGATGTTGATGAAAAGATTTTAAAAGATGTTGGAGAACTTTGTCCAAAATATGATCCTGAAAAGGAGATGTTTGATAAAGAATCTTATAATTTAATGTTAACTAAATAAAAACAAATGACAGAAAACAAAAACATGATGATTTTTTCATCAGATTGGTACGGTAAAGGAAGTTTTAGAATGATGCCTACCAATAAAGATTGTCCTTTTGTAGAGGTAATATTTGATCCTTCTACAAAAATTTTAGCAGTACTATCAAATACTGTAAAAGATAAGCCACAAATGGTTCCAAAGCTTAACAGTAAAGGTCAAACTGTTACTGTGAAAAATGCTGATGGAGTTGCAGGATTAGCAGAAGAAAGATTAATAATGGAAACATATCATGAGTATTATATTGATAATGAGTCAGATATAAGAGAATTTATTAAAAGATTTGCTGAGAATCCAAAACATTCTGCAACAGAGATTTTAAACACAATTTTTAAAGAAGAGGATAAAAAGTAAATGAGAGCAAAAGAATTCTGGATAATGGACTATGAAACTATTATTAATTGTTTTGTAGCAGTTTTCAAATCTCATTATGGTAAAAAGCAAGAGGTTTTTGTAATACACGATATGCAGAACGATCTTGACAAGCTTCTTAATTTTCTTAATGAGAATGTAAAATATGGCGATTGGCATTTAGGTTTTAACAATTTAAATTTTGACGCTCAAATTACAGAGTTTATAATTAGTAAGTCTAAACATCTTAAACAATTAGAATCTGCATCTGAAGTAGCTGAAGCAATATATGCTTACGCTCAGAGTATAATAGAAAAATCTAATAGTGGTGAATGGTTAGATTATCCAGAGTTCAAACTCTCTATTCCTTGCTTGGATATTTTTAAATTAAATCACTGGGATAACCATGCTAAAAGATCATCTTTAAAGTGGATACAATACACTATGGATTGGCACAATGTAGAAGAAATGCCACATCCACATAATGAGAGAATTTTAGATAGTGAAACCCTTGATATGGTAATTAAATATTGCATTAACGATGTTATGTCAACTAAAGCAATTTTTGATTATGAGAATGGAAAAGGTGAAAGGGTGATGTCTTCTCAAATTAACTTGCGAGCTGAGCTCAGCAAAAAATATGACTTAAAGTTGTATTCTGCAAGTGAACCAAGAATTAGTAAAGAGATATTTCTTCATTTTCTTTCTGAGAAACTTGGTAGAGATAAAAGAGACATAAGAGATTTAAGGACTTACAGATCTAATGTTTGTATTAGGGATATAATATTACCTTATATAAACTTTGAAACTCCTGAATTTGCATCTGTTTTAAATTGGTTTAAAAATTTAGAGGTAAATACTGCAATTTTAGATACCTCAGATAAAATCAAAGGACCAAAACATCGCATGATTCACAAGAATGTACCAACAGACTATGCTTTAGGTGGTATACATGGTTGTATTTCATCAGGCATTTATGAAGCAACAGAAGGAAAAAAGATAATGTCTGCAGATGTTACATCTTTTTATCCAAATCTTGCTATTAGAAATGGCTGGGCTCCAGCACATATACCTAAAGAAGATTTTTGTGAGCTTTATGAATGGTTTTTTGAAGAGCGTAAAAAACATCCAAAAGGTACACCTTTAAACTATCTTTTTAAGATTGTACTTAATTCTACATATGGTTTAAGTAAAAGTAGATTTTCTTTTTTATATGATCCTGAATTAACATTTAGGATTACAGTTAACGGTCAATTGTTGCTGTCTATGTTATATGAGATGATATCTACAAGAATACCAAACTCTATACCTTTAATGCAGAATACAGATGGTTTAGAATTTATTATAGATGTTGAGCATGAAGAACTTTTTAATCAAATTTGTAAAGAGTGGGAAGTTCTTACAAACTTACAGCTAGAAATAGATGAGTATCAAAAAATGATCATTGGCGATGTAAACAATTATATAGGCATATATACTAATGGTAAAACTAAATGTAAAGGTAGATTTGAATTTGATGACTTAGCTCTTCATAAAAATAAATCTAGCCTAATAATTCCAAAAGCTTTGTATGCATATTTTGTAAATGGCGAAGACCCAGTAAAGTTTTTAGCAGATAACAGAAATATATTTGATTATTGCATTGGTGCAAAGATAAAAGGCAATTGGTACTTTGAAGAAAGAGGAGTTAAAAATGGAGAATACTTTGTAAACAAGTTGCAAAAGCTTGTTAGATATTACATATCAAACTCTGGTAATAAAATCATAAAATGTAATCCTGATGGCAGAGAGATTCAATTAGAGAGCGGACCTCCTGTGCAGACTATATTTAATCAGTATGAAGAAAAAGACTGGCAGGATTATAATGTAAATGATAAATATTATTTAGACAAAATATATGATGAGATAGAAAAAATAGAAAGCACCTCATCATTTTTACCACAAAATGAATCAGAACAATTAAGTTTATTTTAATCTATAAATTATGAAAAGAACATTAAATGGAATGGACGCTTATTCTAAAATATTAAGCGCAGAATTACCTGTAAAAACACCTACATACACACCTATAGCACATACAAGTGTAATAAATAGGGTAAGGTCAGAGATAACTAGTTCAGGTTATGTGATTACTGGCGAGGAGTATAGATGTACCAATGATGGTCAAGTGGCGATAGGCATTTTTAGAATGCATTACAAAAGTGATCCTGACATAGAATTGTCAGCTAACTTTCTAAATTCTTATAATAAACAATATGCTTTTAGATTTGGATTAGGTGGATTAGTTAAAGTTTGTTCTAATGGCTTAATATTAAATAATAACAAATTTGGAAGTTATAAAAGAGTACATAAAGGAGAAGCTAATATTCTTGCAGAAGGCAAGATAAAAGAGTTTATTTCAGACTCTGAAGAATATTGGGATAGCCTTGTAGAGCATAAAGATAGTTTAAGATCAACAGTTTTACCTGAAGAGATAAAGCATCACATTTTAGGTGAATTGTTTTTTAAGAGAAACATTCTTAATACTATGCAATTAAATATGATAAAGAAAGAGATGACTTCTCCTAGTTTTGATTATAAAGTTTCTGCAGATTCTGCATGGGCATTATATAATCACATTACTCTTGCATTAAAAGAGTCACATCCTTCAACATGGATGCAAGATCAAGCTGATGTTCATGAAACTTTTATGGATGTTTTAAATCCTTCATCTGTTACAGAAGAAGATTCTACACTTGTTGAATTATCTGAAGCAGATGTAGAGCTATAGAACAAAAAAATCCCTCTAATTAAAGAGGGATTCATAGAAGAAGAAAAAACCAACTATTTGCATGAGCGCAAGTTGTATCTTTAGCGGCCTTGGCCTCTGTATCTTTTTTTATAATTTTTAGAATTTTTAGACTTGGATGTTTTTGTTTTTGCATGAACTCCAGGTCTAGAAATTTTTATTGCAATTTTCTTTTTCATAAGGATAATAACATTTCTACTAATTTAGGATGCGGGTACATATCTACTTTGCCAGGTCGCACATTAGTATGACACCACAGTCCAGGATTTTTTTCTACTAGCGGCACATCATAAAAATCAAACGCATCTAAAGCCCCGTACTTTCTTACAAGTTCAGGCAATCCCTTTCTAACATCTATGTTATCTCTTTCTGCAATATACAGAGTGAGTTCTTTTAAAGATGCGATTTGTTTATCTGAATAATTGTGCCAATATTGAAAACCTCTAAATTCATAACCTAAATCAAAAACTTGATCAGGATGAGCCTCTGTACCTACATAAGTATAGAATTTACTTCTATCTTTTTCTAT